TCAAATTTTCCATAAAATTTTGATACTATCAGAAGTCACTTGAACCTTGTCAATAAGCGCTCTGACAAGCATCTTTTGTTCTTCGTAGTCCATTTCAAACACGTCTTTAGTATCTAGTATTTTAAGCATCTTTTGCTTATTCTCTTGGTGTTTAAGTGCTGGGTCATTTGCTAGTTCATCTTTTAGTATTTCAATTTTATCGTTGAATGTGCTAGATTGATTTTTTAAGTCATCAAGCGTGATAAGATTATTAATGTATAAGTCATTAAGTTTGCTAATCTTATTTGAGAGGGTCTCTATTTCCTTGTTTATAGCCTCTCTATCAAGTTTTTCTGGTTCATTATCAAATAGTTCATCTATGTAATCAGAGTCTGTCTGTAGTTTTGAAATAGACTCTAAAACATACGCTTCCAAGTCGTCTTTTGAGTATATACCAGAATTACATTTCTTGTTGTCATTGTAAGTGGTGACACCTCTTATTTTCTTAGGTCGTCTTTGGTGACATTCGTAGCGAACAGTTCTAGTGCCATCTTTTTTTGTATTTCTCAAAAGAGATTTTAAAGGGGCTTTGCAATAACCGCATTGACCTATGCCAGATAGCATATATTTACTTTGGAATGGTCTAGGGTTCTTATTTTGAGCGTATGCTTTTATCTGTCTAATCTTTATTTCCCCTTGAACTTGATTGTAAACATCTTCTGAAATAATAGCTTCGTGGTTTCCAAGATATATTACACCTTTATATTTGTTGTAACCACAATAAACGGGATTATCAAGCATTTGTCTGATAGTACGATAACTCCAAGCGGGTGTTTTTGGGTATTTTTGATTTAGGTCATCTCTTATTTTAGTGATTGAGCGTCCGTTCAAATACGAGATAAACACTTTTCGCACAACAACAGCTTCCGATTGGTTAACCGTCATTTCTCCTGTTCCAACGTGATAAGTATAGCCATAAGCAACTTTAGCCCACATCATAGACTTACCAGACTTAGCACGTCCGAGTTTCCCTAATTGCATACGTTCTTTTATCTGTTCTCTTTCGAGCTGGGCAAATACGCTCAATATTCCAATCATTGCTTTTCCAAAAGGAGTAGAAGTATCAAAGTTTTCTAGCAAGCTCAAAAACGCTATATCGTTCTTGTTGAAGATTTCCTCAATTAAGTAGAGTGTGTCTTTTTGACTTCGACTCAATCGGTCTAACTTATAAACTAGTACGGTATCAAACTTTTTCTTAGGGACATCTTTGATAAGTTTTTGCAAGGCTGGTCTTTGAGTGTTAGAACCAGAAAAACCAGCATCTACATAGACATCATAGACATTCCAATCTTTAATCGAACAATACGCCTTTAATTTTGCTGTTTGTTCTTCGATAGAGTATCCCTCTTCCGCTTGGTTAGTGGTTGATACACGCACATAAATAGCAATTTTATTAATTATGTTCATTGTTGTACCTCTTTCAAAATTCGCTTAAAAATGATAAAATAGGTACAAGAAAAAGGGCTTTTTAATGCCTGTTTTTCTTGTAATACTTCCTTTCCTCATGTTCACCGTCGCCAAACTTTGAACATGAGGATTTTTTGTTGTTTTTTATTGTAATAGTTTTTGTTTTTGCGCTGCAAACTCTTCTTCCGTCAAAACACCAGCATCTAGTAATTCTTTTAGTTTTATTAATTCGTCAGCGATAGAAGCACTTGATGAGAATTGTTCAATTTGAGGAGTTTCTGCATTTTGCGTTGTTTGATTAGTATTATCTGCTAATATACTGCGCAGTTTGACTTCCAATTTAGCGTTGTAAGGGATATTCAGAACAGTTTTAAAAGGGTCGTCTCTGGTTAGCACGATAGTTCTAGTCACTTCTTGACTTGTTACAGCTTCACTTTCACCAGTAGATTGTTTTTTAGCGGTTAGTGCACCAGCTAAAGTTCCAACCCCAGGCATTAAGACAGTACCAACAGCAGCTCTAGTCACTACCCCTTTGCGTTTTTCTTTACCTTTTGATTTTGTGGAAGTTATTTCTTTAACTGATTCAAAAACTTGTACATCCTTTATCGTGTCATATTTTACGATAGTTCCTATTCCCATTGAGCCAATAGAGATAACTTTTAAGTTGTCATCCCATTTAGCGCACATAAAAATTTTCCCTGTAGGCTTCATAGCCTCACCTAATTGTTTCATTTCTTCTTTATATTGACGTTTAGCCTTTTTCATTTCTGCGTTATCAAAAATCCCCATTTTTATATCCTTTCTAACTTTCTTTATAATATTTACTATTTATCTTATCAGCTTTTAACGTGGTTCAGTCTTTTGCACATAGTTTTAAATAACACTTTGTTGAATTTTTCTAAACTCATCTTGTATCATTGCTTCGCCCCAAGTTGTGGAAATACCGTACTGTGTAGCGAAGCGAACCCAATTAAAATCGTAAATATCTGTTGATTTTAAATAATCAATTAATAACTCGCGAATCATAAATCTATCAGCTTGATTTTCGTATTGTAAAAGCAGTCTCTTATAATGTTTGGGGTCATGGTTAATATGACCGATTTCATGTAAGATGACTTTTTCACGTTCTTGTTTAGACAATGATTCATTGATACATATTCGTCTGAGGTCTGGAAAATAAAAGCCAGACCTATCCCACATATCAGTAGGAAAAACAAATAACGATATTTTATATTCTTTTAAAAGCTCATCAATCTTCATCTCCCATTACCTCAATCGAAAGTCTAATAATTTGTTCTATTTTTTTAACGTCATCATCAGATAATGGTTTTCCGTCAAACATTACGACTTTTTCACGCAAATTTGAAAGGTCAATTGATGGCTTGTTTTGTTCAGCTGGTTCATCAGTATCATAACCCATCAACCATGCTTCAGAAACATCTAGCGTTTTAGCTAGCAAAACTAATTTGTCTTGGTCTGGAATAGATTTCCCACTAACGTATTGAGAGAGTGCACTTTTCCCAAGTTTTACCCCTAATTCTTTTTGGAATTTTTCTGACTTTTTGAGAATATCAACTTGTCTTAAGCTTCGCTCGTTCATTATTTGAGCCAATCTTTGAGCGGTATTTTCTTTCATAATATATCACCTTTCATGAATATATTATATAGTATGTTTTCAAAAAGTTCAAGATAAAAGTAAAAAAAGTTCAAAAAAATGAACAAAAATACTTGACTTTATTTTTTGAGGTGCTATAATAAAATCATAAAGTTCAAGTATTTGAACAAAAAAGAAAGGGGAACATATGATTTATAAATACGATTACTCTAAATTAAACGGAAAAATCGTTGAGGTTTTTGGTACAAAGAAAAAGTTTGCACAAAGTATGAACTTGTCTGAAAAATCAATATCTGCCAAAACTACTAACAAGCGAGGTTGGCAACAACCAGAAATTTCAAAAGCTTGCGAATTATTGCAAATTCCAAGTAATGAAATTAATTCATATTTTTTTAAATATAAAGTTCAAGATATTGAACAAAACTAGAAAGGAGCAAGCATGAGAAAACTAAAAGACCTCAAAGAAATCTTTGAGGACAACTTAGACGGATACGATGTTGCGCTTGCAATTATCGGAAGTCTTATAGGGGTATTTTTGGGAACATTGATTTTTTGGTTTTTATTTAGAAATTAAAGAATTAATGAACAACGTAAGAAGCGTTGTAGCAATCGAAACAATCGCTGGGAACCAAAGAGAGGTCAGCTGTGTTTGACGAGTGAAAGTCTTATATTGACGTAGGAAAATTAAACCTTTGTCTGTAATTATGTAATTTCCCGCATGGTCGCCTTTTAAGAATGATAGTTCTATTAGTTCAGCAATAGCTAATTCGTCGCTATCTACTAATTGTTGATGATTTTCATAAATAACATAATCATGTTCATCTTTAATTTTCATCAATGATTTTAAAAGTTTTCTAGCTTGTTTTGAAACAGTTTCCATAATGTAGTACCTCTATGGTCTATTATAACAAATTTTAAAAGGAGTAAAGCATGAGACCAAATCGTTATCCGTATAGCGGAATGAAAAAACACTCTACCGTTAGAGCAGTAAGAGTGTTCGAAAAAGCTTTTGTAAACTTTGTCGCAGAAAATATAAGACAAAGCATAAAGGCTAAACAAGAATTAAATAAAGCTAGTGAGAAGTTCTATCAGCTATGTCATTGATTATTGTCGCTGCTTTTTCATTAGCGAGTCTGTCTACTTGCATATCTTTTGCAGCCAATAATTTTTCGACAATTTCAATAACAGCACTAGTTGCAACATCCGCTGAATTTTTCTCGATATATTCGGCAATTAGTTTATAACTAGCTTGTTTTAAATTTTCGAATTCATTCATTGACTTATCTCCTTTCCGTTAGGATAAGTCAATTATATCAAAAAAAGCACCTTTGAACGGCAATTCAAAAAAGGCGCTTAGTAAAATATTCAACTAAATTATAACACAAAATGAACGAACTTAACAGCACACAACAATTGCTAATCAACAATTGGCAACGTAAGTATTATCAACTAAGTGATGTATTGATTACAAGTTTAGTTGGTTTAACAACCACAGACACATTAAATGTCCTGGCACAAGCAAGAAAGGAAAGGTTATGGCTAAAAAACTTTACAAAGTGACACACGTCATGGCTGATGGTACGGAGTTAGACGACATCACAGGTTATGTCATTCCAGCCGGTCATCAAGTCTATAACATTTTAAAATCTATTAACGAAAAACAAGCAGAGGTACAAACAGCATGAAATTATTTAGTTGGATTTTTTCAAAAAAACAAAAACAAGAAGCTATTCAACCAGAACCCAGTTTTGAATCTCATGAGGTCGGAGCTAAGCGCTATGACGATTTTATTCGCTACATGGATAGACAAGCGCATTGGCGCATTGAAAGAGGTGAGTAGGTGGCGAAAACGAACAGACGATATTATTGGATACAGCTAGCTCAAGATTTTTTTAAATCAAAAGAAATGAAGCTCTTGCGCAAGATGCCAGGCGGTGACACATACACTATTATCTATTTGAAATTGATGCTTATCAGCCTTGAAGATAACGGCAAAATCTATTTTGAAGAGTTGGCTCAAGACTTAGCGGAAGAAATGGCTTTGCTAATTGATGAAGACACAGAAGCCGTCAGAATGACATTGATGTTCTTGAATAAAAAAGGACTACTTACTAGACATAGCGATTATGAGTTTTTTCTTGAGCAAGTACCAGAAATGATAGGTTCTGAAACAGCTAGCACAAGGCGTTCTCGTAAGCATCGTGAACAAAAGGCGTTGCAATGCAACACCAATGCAACAAAACGCAACGGAGATATAGAGATAGATAAAGAGATAGAGTTAGAAAAAGATATAAATATAGAGTCAGAAGTAGATAAAGAACAAACTACTGCTGATGAAAAATCTGATTTTAATATTTTTGAACACTATCAATCTAGAATTGGAGTTCTTGACGGTTACCAAATGCAAAAACTCAAAGACTTTATGGAACTTGACGGCTTAGAGCCAGGATTGATTAAGCGAGCAATTGACAGAGCAGCTGACAATTCTAAACGCAATTTTGGTTATGTCAACTCTATTCTTAAAAATTGGGCTCAAAACGGTATCAAGACAATTGTTCAACAAGACGAAGAACAGCGAAAGTTTGAAGATAATAAAGCATCGCAAAACTCTTACACTCAACGACCACAGCAAAAGCAACCAAAACAGACTAATGTTCCTGATTGGTGGGATAAAGAGTACAAACACGAAGCGACACCAGAAGAACAAGCACAGCTTGAAGCACTAAAAAAATCAATGTCGGAGGACTAATTATGAATGTAAAAGAAACAATTTTAGCAGAACACAAAACTTTGAAACGTATTGAAGAACTACAAGAGTTCATGCACGGAACATCAATACTAGCACTTGGGCTACACGAGGATGGGATTATTGAACAGCCAGAAGATAAATTGATATTCTTTGAAACAATGAACGTTTTCTCACATATTCTTGAAGATGTGCTAAATGGCAAAGATGTACCAGAAGCAGCGCGCGATGTGTTATTTCCAGATGAGGACAAAGATTGATGAAAATTGAATTGTTACATGTAATCAATGGTTATCGCAAGTTTCATCTTGGTTTTTTCGACGATGTGCACCAAGCGATTAAAGCACTCAAAAATCATGTATATGCTTATTCGGCTATTTCAGAACCACGTTTTAGAAAGTCAATGAGCGGAAACAGCATTCGCATTGATTACGGTGCTAAGACTTGCTATTACTTGCTAGAAGCTAGAAAGGTCAGCTAATGCAATACGGATTGTTTGGTGATTTTGATTACGACACTTGGTTAAGCACTCACGAAGACCACGAAGAAATATTTCAAGGTGACGAAGATGAAGCTTATGACCGTTGGAAAGATGAACAGTTGGAGGATGAGGAATGGAAAAGGTGACAATTTATAAAAAGTTGCTAGAAATCCAAACAAAACTTAACGTACCTAAAAATCAGTTTAATAAGTTTGGGGGCTATTACTACAGAAATGCAGAAGATATTCAAAACGCCCTAAAACCTTTGCTTGCTGAACAAGATTGTACGGCATTTTTTGAAAAGGATGTTATCGAACAAGTCGGCGAGCGCTATTACTTAGTAGCAACGTTTAAACTCGTTGATATCAACACTTCTGAAACAATAACAGTTGAAGCGAGAGCCAGAGAAGAAGAAAAGAAAAAAGGAATGGACGGCTCACAAATCACAGGAGGAGCATCAAGTTATGCTAGAAAATATGCCCTAAACGGTCTATTTCTAATTGATGATGCTAAAGATGCCGATAGTAATGAGTATCATAAAGAGCAAAATCAAAACGCAAATCAACAAACGCAATTTATCAACGATGCACAGGTTCAACAAATCTATAACGGCATCAATCAACTTGCACAGATGACTAATCAAGACCCCAATTACGTGGCGAAT